ACGCCAACACGCGGGCTTCAATCGCTGAGTAGTCGGCGAACATAAGTCGGTGGCCTTCGTCGGCTACCAACATTGAGCGCAACAGGTCAGACGCCAGAACCGTTCCGGCCCCATGCTCTGACACATCCTGATCCGCTTTGAGTTTGGCGATGATCTCGTCCAACTCATCTTGTTTCTTTTGCGGACGTGGGAAGTTCTGCGGCTGCACCAGCTTGCCCGACCAGCGGCCAGTCGCCGCGCCATGATAAACAAGAAGGCCGCGCATCCGTCCGTCCGCGTTAACCGCGTGCAGCATCGCATCATACTTGGCCGTGCTGGACTTGGCTCCGTTCTGCCGGAGTTTGAGAACCTCGCGGATAACAGGGTGCATGCGGTCAAAGGATAACAGCCGACCAACGGTCTGTTTGTCAACTGACTTGGCTTGAATGCCATGCGCGTTGAGCCACGCTGTCAGTTCCATAGCGTTTGTTGCGGCTTTGACTTGCCCCTTAGTGAGGCGCTGTATCTCCGCATCAATTTCTACGCGGGCATTCTCAGCCAGTGCCTTGACGCGGTTCACAAGGTCAACGTCGAGGGCCACGCCTCGGTCGTTGATGCGTTGATCAAGTTGATAGAGACGACGCTCCGCGTCAGGCATTTCGTTCAGTACTTCCGCGACGGACAGTTCCGTTTTAACATCTTGGATACAGTACGCTACTAGCGTATCGAGTTTATCCTTCGTGTCCCACCATGTGTAGCTGCCGTCAGCGTTCACCTTACGCGGCCGTGCCATCCGGAGCATAAGGGCCGCGCCCGTCTTGTCCTTCTGTTCTTCAACGCCAAGGACCGCAGCCGCTTGACCTAGTGCGCGGGGTAATCCCATCGCGCTGGCCTGCGCCATTGTGCAGCGCCATTGCTTAATGTTGGTGCGGGGCCATTGATAACGGCCAACCATGATCTCGTTCCAGATTGTGCGTTCAAAGTTGGCGTTCCACGCCGAGAGCAATCCGCCCGCCATGATCCAATCTTCGAGATAGGTATCCCGTTCATCGCCCGGCTGCCACACCAGCACGTCGTCAGACCACGGAGCCTTGTATGCCATGCACCAGATGTCGGTCGATGGGTCGGCGGCGTACTTATAGACGCCCGTCTTGCGGAGATCGACGGCGCTGCGCGTCTCGAAGTCGATACTTACAACCATACTCTTCCCTCTTTTTTGTCGGTATCACGTTTGCTTTCCATATAGCTGGCACAAGTCGCATAGTGTCGTCAACAAAAAAAAGTTCTTGCATTGGATATTCAACCTGTGCCACCCAAGAAGGGCAACAGACATGTAAGGGAGATCATGGACAATAGTTTTACCCCGTGGCGGCCGGAAGAGGACGCTACTCTCATAGAACTTTACGAGAATAAGCTGACGCACGCGCAGATTGCGCAGGCGCTCGGCCGTTCAATCGACGCGATTGATGGTCGGCGTAGAAAGCTAGGGCTAAAGCGTGGCGTCGTCATACGCAGGATGCCACCGCCGGATGACTTAATAGAACTGGCGAAGACCATGAACCAGACGCAACTCGTTAAGCACTACGGTCGTGCTAGGTCGGTGGTTTCCCGTTGGATGGAGGAACTCGAACTTACGGAGATCGTTGTCGATCCACGCGGAACGGTGAAGGCCATCCCGCATAACTTCTGCAAGATGGCCCCGACCATGACCCGCGCCGAACTGATGCGGTTATACAACACCGACCGCCTAACCATTATGGGTTGGCTTAGAGAAACAGGGCTGTCGTCGATGTCGAGGGTGGACTGGCTCGCACAAAACGCTAAGCCTACTCCGCTCAAGATTGAGGAGGACAGCACGGATGCTCGGCGTGAGTTTAGCGGCCGGGCAAAATTAGTCGCCGCTGAGGCTGCGCGTTTTCTGCGCCGCTACCATGCGTCAGTCCATCGTGCGGATATAAAAATGTATGAGCATTCGCCGCACACATGGGGCGACGTTAAGAATGTGCCGCATCGTGGCATCAATCAGTATTACGTCGCAGGGAAAGGCGTGATGTGGCTCGATGACCTCATCGCCTACGCTGAGACAAAAGGTTTCATAATGAAGGAGTTAACTTAATGACACGTCCAACAAAAACTAATGAAGAGAAAACGCCTGTCGTGAACGAGAAAGACGCAATCATTGCGTGGCTTCGCACTGGCAAGATGAATATGTTTGAGCGCAGCACACGTTGGCTGGCGGATCGGATTGAAGCAGGGGAGCATTTGAAATGATGATTGATATAGATGTAAGCCAGCTAGACGGCATTGTCCGCGCTTGGCTAAAAGACACATTGCAAACGGTAGAAGGTAACCTTAGCCAAAACTACGTTCACCCTGACGATGCTGCAATATACCAGAAGGACATTGCAGCTTTTAAATGGGTGCTGGAATATATTGGGCAGGACGCATGATCCGCCGTATTATTAACTGGATGATAGACCGCATGTTTAGAAACGAAAAGGATTGGGATCAATGAAACAGGTATTAGCATCGCAACTGGCCGAGTGGATTGCCGACAACACACACGGCTTCACCAAACGGGACGGCAACATAATAAATATCGAAGGCAAGATTGATGCTTACGATCTTCTCGTATATGTCCAGTCGCTTCTGGCTGACAGAACCACGGCGCAAATCCATGCAGACAACACTATCGTTTACACCGGCCGTTCTTACTTGGATCGCGCCGACATCGTTCCGCTCAACATTGCGGTTGAAGGTGCTGACGCCGAAGGGGATTAGTAATGGACAAGATAAGATGGAAAGACGAAGAACAAAAAGTGGACTTCGTTCCAGTATTCATCATCGGTTTTGAAGAAGAGTTTGATCGCGGCGTAATAATATCGACCTCCGTGTATAAACTGATAGCCGAAGCCGGGCATGATGCCGAACTCTATATAATAGACGCAGCGGTAGACATGCTGATGCAGAAGCGGGACCAAATTGAAAAGAGGGATTTGAACTAATGAAATTTAAGACACTGTATGAGGTCGGGTTCACCGACCTTGTGTCCGTTATCCCACCGAACGCCGAGTTGTCGGCCATGTCTAAAATCCAAGCGGATCAGGCAGGCAAAGCACCCGGTCGGCAGAATGCGCAGGGCACATGGGGCGGCTACGGCTGGCAGGACTACATTCCTACATCTAACGATGTGGAAAGGTGGGACCGCAGCCATGCTAATATCGGCTTGAAGGCCAGCAAATATCCTGCGGTTGACATTGATGTTGTTAACGAGGGGCTGGCTAGGGTCATTGGCGATATGGCGGTGAAGGCATTGGGTAAAGCGCCGATGCGTATCGGTCGTTTCCCCAAGCGGCTGTTCATGTATCGCACCGACGAAAAGATCGGCCGGATGCAGGTGCGGTTCCGTGATGACCGGGGCGTCGAGCAGCTTGTAGAATTTCTGGGTGACGGGCAGCAGTACGTCATCGCAGGTATTCATCCTATCACTAAGGAGCCCTACAGTCTTGATGTGGACCTGACGCAACGTGGCCCTGCTGGGTTGAAGAAGGTCACGCGGGAAAAGATTGAGCAGTTCTTTGCTGACCTGACGGAAACGTTGGAGATGATGGGCTGCGAGATTATCCACGCGGACAAGACGGCGCAGAAGGCAGTCGAGCGGCAGTCGGTTAATCAGGCATCGCTCATCGCGCCAAGCGTTACGCATGTCGCCGCTGCCGTGGCTTCTGTCCCGAACAAGACTGAGCATTTCCCTGACCGCGATGACTATATCCGCATGGGCTATGCCATCAAGGCGGCGTGTGGCCCTGACAATGAGACAGATGCGTTCGAGATTTTCGCAGGCTGGGCCGAGCGTTGGGAAGACGGGGTTAACTCGCTCGATACTATCGAGGCAGACTTCGGGCGTATGCACCCGCCCTATGAGTTGGGTTGGGACTGGCTGGCGGCTAAGGCCGCAGCCTTTGGCTACAAACGCGAGGTCGATGAGTTCGATGTGGCTGATTTCAGCGACGAAGACTTCGGCATGGTAGCTTCAGCCGGGGAAACACCAATTGAGTATAGCGACATTGCTTTGGCGCAGCGCGTTGCTCGGCTACACGTTTCGGATATCCGATACGTTGTGGGCGGCATGGGCTGGGTCGCATGGGATGGCAACAAGTGGGCGTTGGATGTGGCGAAGAAGCATCTGACCATCGTCCGCAAGGTCTGCGCAAATGCATCGGCGGAGGCGTTGGATAAGATCGACAGCATACCAAAGGGTGAGCGGATTGCTCAACGTGTGGCGTCATACAATGTGATTGCAAACGTGGCGAAGCTGGCTGCGGTTGAACCTGCCATGCAGGCGACCACCGAACAGCTAGACGCGGACATCTATATCCTCAACACTCGGTCGGGGATGGTGGACTTGAAGACAGGGGAGTTGCTACCTCATGACCGTTCTCGCATGTGCACAAAATGCACATCGGTCGAGGCGGACTTCAGCAAACCAGCCCCGCAATGGCAAGCGTTTCTCAATGAGGCGTGCAACGGTGACAGTGAGTTAATCGCTTACCTTCAAAGGTTGGCTGGGTATAGTTCCACAGGTTCCACTAAGGAGCATGTCCTCGCCTTCGCCCACGGGTCCGGCGGCAATGGCAAAGGAACCTTCCTTGGAGCGATAGGCAATATCCTTGGCGATTATGCCACCGTGGCCAGTGCGGACGTATTCTTGGCGTCGAACAATCAGCGTCACCCCACAGAGTTGGCGTCGTTGATGGGTGCGAGGCTCGTTCACGCGCAGGAGATTGACCCGTCGCGCAAGTGGGACGAAGCCAAGGTGAAGTCGCTTACTGGCGGGGACAAGATCAGTGCGCGCTTCATGCGGCAGGATAACTTTGAGTTCACGCCGCAGTTCACGCTTGTAATCGCAGGCAATACAAAGCCAGAGATTACAAACGTGGATGACGCTATGCGTCGGCGTATGCACCTGATCCCGTTCGAGACTAAGCCTATCGTCAAGGACATGGACCTACCCGATAAGCTGAAGGAGGAATACCCAGCCATCTTGGCGTGGATTATCGAAGGCGCTAAGGCTTGGCTGGCGGAGGGACTGAACCCACCAAAGGTCGTTATCCAAGCTACCGATGAGTATCTCGCAGGAGAGGATGCATTGGCCCGCTGGATTACGGAGCGTTGCGTGGCTGGCGAGGACAATGAGATGGGCACGACCGAAGCGTTCAATGACTTCCGCGACTGGTGCAAGGATAACAACGAAGCCAAGGGCAAGGACTGGTCACAGCGTAAGTTCACCGCAGAGATGAAGACGCATGGCTATGACCACGCAAAAGACCGGGCGACACGAACGAAGCGTGTGTTCCGTGGCCTTGAACTTCTCATTGGCGATGAGGACTATATGGTCATCAACGCCATGATCGACGAAGGGTCGGACGATTTCTTCGGCGTTGAGATTAACTTCAAAGCAGATGATGGGGAGGACGTGTAATGTATGGGAACGATTTTATGCGGTATAAGGATGTGAGGGATGCGCTTAATCAGACGTGTAACGAGCGCGTTCGGGTTGATGACGAGGCGGTCGATGTGGTCAATAGCCCTCCGCACTATAAGTCCGGTGGCATCGAGGCTATCGAAGGGATCGAAGCGTCGATGGGTCCGGAGGCATATGCTGGCTACCTCAAAGGCAATATCATGAAGTATTTGTGGCGCTATGAGAAGAAGGGAAAGCCGATTGAGGACTTGAAAAAGGCCCAATGGTATCTTGGTCGGCTCATCGCTGCGCAGGAAAAGATGTGCAGCCAAGATTGAAACGCGCACATATATGTTGGCGCAGTAAAATTGAGGGGGCATAGCGCCCCCTCTTTTTTATTGTGCTATATAATCCAGATGAGCGGCGACAGCTTCGTCCATCGTCTTATACCGGCCAACGCGAATACGTTGCCCGGCCTTCTGAACTTTTACTTCCCAGCGATCACGGGTCTTATCGTAAGATACGCCCCGCGCTCCGGTCCGGTTGTGAGCGTAAAGGCATGTGTAGTCGTGGCGTCTTGATGTCATGTTTGGCCTCCTGTTAAAGACCTGTCCCCAATAGCATAATGTCCCCACGTTGCAATAGCAAAAAGCCGTGGGGACATCTTCGGGACGGATACGAGAAAGTTCGGGACGCTTTCGGGACGCTTTCGGGACGGATAAATATGAGGACTTCTGCGGCTCGGGACGGAAGGGACGGATAATTCTGAGTTAATCCGCTCTTATGACAGTAACAGTGTTACCCATGGTCAATTTACAATGTTACTTACTTATGGCAACGGATACGCCAACAAACCCGTCCCGAGCGTCCCGAGCCGCCTAGAAGCTGGGTTTTATCCGTCCCCGAATTGTCCCGAAAGCGTCCCGAACTTTTCAAACCCGTCCCGAATGGCAGTTTTCCGTTAATCGTCGTCAAACACACCCGGCAAGTCGTCCGCATCGAGGTTATGCGAGCCGACTTGCTTTGGGGGTGTGATGTCTATGGTTATTTCCGGTTCTTCCTCATGAGG